AGTGGCAACTTATTGCGGCAGAGGCGCGAGTCGAGGTGTGGAGAACGCAGTCAGCAAATGACCGAGCAATGGATCGGATAACAGTATGAGCACCAAGGCCGAAAAGAAATACATGAACTCGGTAGCCGAGCTAGGGTGTATTGTCTGTAGGCGCATGGGCTATGAGGGAACGCCTGCTGAATTGCACCACCCTAGACGCAAGGCAGGCGGTTGGGGGCGGTCTAAAGACATAGACGTACTACCGCTATGCCCAGAGCACCACAGAGGCAACACGGGCGTACACGGGCTAGGCACAAAGGGATTCCCTAAGCACTGGGGGTTTACAGAGGATGATCTGGCTGATGATGTAGCTAAATTGTTGAATAACCCCACAGAGTAGAAGGACAATATAAATAGGTGTTTGACAGCCATTAACTTTGTGTTAAGATTCCAATCACTGCAACAAGCAGGTTATCTGAAACACAAAGGAAAACATCATGAATGCAAACGACCTCACTCTCTCTCCCGTAGACACACTAGGCGAGTTACTTGCTCGCATTGCAGAGCTAACTGCACAAGCAGAAAAGATCAAAGACGAAATCAAAGACAAAGCATCCATGGGTGGTGCTAAGGTTGTCGAAGGTGCTTTGTTCAAGGCCACATACATTGAGTCCAATCGCAAGACTACCGATTGGAAAGCCATTGCAGAGATTTACAACATTCCTGACGAGGTGATCATTGACAACACCAAAGTCACAGCAGTGTTCTCAGTCAAAGTTACATCACGTTAAACCAAACGCCCCCTCGGGGGCTTAAAGGAAACACCATGAAATACATTGTTATAGCAAGTTATCGCAAGCCAACTGCACCTATGCTCTATGAGGATGCTGTGCAATTAGTGGAACATCTTCGTGCTCAAGGCATTAACTGTCATATCCAAACTAATTAAGAATAAACAATCATGACTCACTTTAGCAAAAAAGCTTTACTCAACGAACTAAAAATTCAAATATCCAAAATGGAAAACATTTGGAAATTTGTGTCCACCAATGGTACAAACCAAATTAAAGATAGATCAGATTTTGACCGTGTTGTGGCTTATGGTGAATACATTGCACTTTTGGGAATTTACGAGTCTGTTAATGACGGAACATTTTTAAATTAAATAACCCTACAGTTGCATGAGGTATTTACTTTAACTTATAATTAACGTACTGCAACAGAGCAGGTTACTTGAAAGAAACAAAATGATTAAACCCACAGACTTTAAATTCCAAGTTAATACAGATGGCTATACAGTAGCATATGACGTATGTAACGATGGCTACGGCCAATACTTTGATGTGTTCGTCTTTGATGCATCAGGCACCAATGTCACCTATGACTTGGACAAATATGAATTGAGCGAACTAGAAGATTTCGCAAAGGGTGATTATGCCGACCACGCTGACGAAATGACAGCCGCTTACTTGTACGACATTTAACCAAAAGGAACCATCATGACATTAGAAAACGAAACAATCATCAAGACAAAAGACGGCGTTAGGGTATCACTGTCAGACTGGAACGAGGGCGGCGCTTGGTTAAGCCTACAGCATAGCCATGGCTCTAATTTTGTTGTCTTCACAAAGGCAGAGGCCGAACAGTTATTGGCAGGCTTGCAGGCAATTTTAGCAACAGAAATAGTGGAATAATTAAACTTTTAGTTGACTTGACTGTTAACAATCGATTAAAATACTGAGTCATGGAGGCCGTTAATTTAAAAGGAGACCGACCATGACCACTTACACAATCCACTTGCCAAGCTCGGAAGAAACGCAAGCGCTGAAGTCAGAGATAAGTGAATTGCGTAAACTGCTCATTGAATATGAGGCAGATGTGCGGCGCAAAACAGAATTGCTCGCACGGTTTCATAAAGACCCACTTACTGATGACCGAGTCTATGCTCTGTACAGACATAGCCTAGATTGGCGGCAACTGGCTAGAGACATCGAAAAAGAGCACGGTGTAGGTGAGACGGTATGAATACCACAATATCGCGGGAAGAAGACGAAGAGTTCGAGCGCATGATTCGCCGCATGGATTGGGCAAAGAACATACTCCCTAAGTGCCCTTTGAAGTCAATAGACGAGCCGCCATCAATATGGGTGGACTTAACCGATGACGAAGTATTTGAGATTGCAAACTTCTGCAAAGGTCAGGATATATTTGCGTTAGCCAAAGAATTGTCGCGCGCTTTAAAGGATAGGAACAAATAATGACTACTAAAGAACTAACCAAGCCGCCGACAAAGGCATACAAGTCTAAGGCACTAAGCCAGAAGACTATAGACGCAAAGACAACAAAGGCACCAAAGCCAAAAGTACCAACAGTCGAAGACATAGAGTCTACAAGCATGGACTGGATGAACTGGGTAGAGTATGCTCAAAGCAGGATAAGATACTTAGAAAACAAGTTAGCATTGGCTAACGAAACAATTGAAGAGCAAAAAGACAACATCAACCGACTCAACAGAAGGGTCATGCAAGGCTAAAATAGCAGGTTGTTAGTAAACACTTACTTATCTGAAATAGATTTACTTGGAGGGACGATTATGACTGTAGGCAAGAAGACGGGCGGTAGACAGGCAGGAACGCCCAACAAGGCTACAAACGAGGCTCGACAGGCCATAGCTACCTTTGTCGATGGAAACGCGCACAGGCTCACTGAGTGGCTCGATGCGGTGGCCAATGGTGACCCTACTCATGATATCAAGCCCAACCCTGCCAAAGCTTTCGATATGTTTCAGACGGTGGTTGAGTACCATATTCCTAAGCTTGCTAGGACAGAAGTTGTGGGGGACGCTGAAAACCCTGTTGTCCATGAGCACAGGATTCGGGCTAAGGAAATGATGGACGAGGTTATAAAGAACATCGAACTGAAGTCAATTAATGAGTGATGTATTCGATGTATTGCTCGATCCAAGCGTACAGCAAGCCTTTGACAACTTAGATGACTTAGACCAAATAGCGTACGCAAAGCGTTTATTATGGCTCAAACAGGCTCATAAGCACCAAATACCGCCACAGGGCGACTGGTTCAATATACACCTTGTCCTTGCAGGGAGGGGTGCAGGCAAGACTCGTATGGCCAGTGAGCAAATATTCTGGTGGGCATGGAGTGAGCCAAAGACTAGATGGTTAGTGGCCGCTCCGACTTCTGCTGACGTACGGGGTACTTGCTTTGAGGGTGACTCTGGACTGATCAATGTCATACCCAGTGAACTTATACAAGATTACAACAAGAGCTTCAGTGAAATCATCCTGATCAACGGTAGCCTGATTAAGGGTATTCCCGCATCAGAGCCTGAGCGTTTCAGGGGTGGACAGTGGCATGGGTCATGGTGTGATGAGTTGGCGGCATGGGATTACCTGCAGGAAGCGTGGGATCAGATCCAGTTCTCGGTGCGCTTGGGAGCCAAGACTCGCATAATCTGTACGACAACGCCACGGCCAAAGGACTTGATTGTTGATCTGGTAGGCAGGGATGGGGATGATGTATGCGTTACTACCGCCTCAACCTACACTAATATTGACAACCTAGCGCCAAGCTTTAGGAAACAGATTCTGCAGTATGAAGGCACCAAACTAGGGCGGCAGGAGATTTATGCTGAGATCCTCGATCCCGAGGACACTGGAATCATCAAGCGCAGTATGTTTAAGCTATGGCCAAACGGCAAGGCTTACCCTAAGTTCGAGTACATTATCCAGTCTTATGACTGTGCAACATCAGAAAAGACGGTCAATGATGCTACAGCGTGTGTGACTCTGGGCGTGTTCAAGCCTACCGATGGTGCCATGAGTTGTATGGTGATTGACTGTTGGCAAGACCGCCTGCAGTATCCAGATCTACGCCCAAAGGTCAAACAAGAGTACGAGGTAGTCTATGGTGAGGGCAAGGACAAGAAGCGCATAGACTTGATTCTGGTGGAGGATAAGTCAGCAGGCATTCAGTTGATCCAAGACCTGCAAAGGGCGCACTTACCCGTTAGAGCCTATAACCCCGGCCGCATTGACAAGGTGCAACGCCTCAACGTGGTAAGCCCAGTCATTGCCCACGGCAGAGTCTGGATACCTGAGTCAAGTAAGAATAAAGGTTTCGTTCGTGATTGGGCTGAGGGTATGGTGAGCCAGATCTGTTCATTCCCTGAGTCTGCACATGATGACTACGTAGATGCCATTACTCAGGCTTTGCGGTATCTAAGGGACTCTGGATGGTTGGATGTAGATGGCCCAAGACCTGATGACTATGATGAAGAGGATTATGTAGACTCTGGCCAGTCTAGGAATAAAGGCAACCCTTATGCTCAATAATCTAGACCTTTTGTCTAACTGTTGGCATAATCAGCGTATCCTTACCCTACGAGGTTTACATGGCTGAACTAAAGGCATCGCCACAAGAGCCAATCACAGGCGCATTAGCAAAAGCACTTGAATTCATGGCTCACCCTACAGTTGATGGCCAAGAGATCAAGCCAAGAGGCTTTAACTTTGCCAACCTATTACCATTAGAGTCTGGCGCTGAATTCTTTAAGAACAGGTCATATGGCAAGCCTTTGACTACTGGCGCAGGTGGATTAGGCGGTACACAGAACCTAGCGCCTGATGTAAGAGACTTTGCTTTAGATGTGGCACCTTATGCGCCTGACCTAGCTAATGTGGCAGGAAAGGGCGCTAAAGCCGTTGGAAAGATGGCAGGAGAGGAACTCAATAAGCGGTTCTTGTCCGGACAGATGTTCCCTTATGGAGCACCTACAGCCAACTTTGTGATCAAGCCCAAGGGTGGTAATTGGCTAAACAACAGCGTTGAGCAAAATTTAAAAAGATTAAAGCAAACAACAGCAGGTGGTGGAAAACCTGAAGACTTATTGAACCAATTAGAAGACTATATTCAATCAGAAGAGATGAAAAAGTCTTCACCTGAAGCACAACAAGTTTTCCATAATAGCAAAAATAATTTACAAAAAGATGTTGCCTTAAACAACTGGATTGAAAAGAATCTAACCAACTACGTCAAGAATCAAATGGGTACGCCTGAAGACCCAATTCGGTTAATGATTGACAATCGAATCAATGAAATTAACAGCAAGTACAGCAAAGACATTGCAAAGGCTGATCGTCTTACTGAAAGGGCACAAAGCGAACCAGATCCTAGAAGACAGGCAAACTTTCAGCGTGAAGCTAATAGATTAAGAACTGAAGCTGAGAATGAAAAAGAATTAAGTACAAAGCACGTTGCTCATGTTCCATTGGAAGATGTCAATGAGCTACTAGATCAAATGCGAGTTGATGAAGGTTTTCCTCTTAAAGGAATGGGTAAGTCAACGCAGGCAAAGAGTTGGGAAGACATTTCTGATATGTCAATTAATCCTAAAAAAGCCAAAAGCATACAAGAAGCGCCAGAAAGACTGGCACAACTTGAGCAAGCCAAACAAGAATCATTAAAAGCGCATGATGATTTAAATCAAAAGTTAATACAACATATCAGAGACAAAGGTCTGAATCTAAGCCCAGAACAAGAAAACAATTTTGTTAGAAACATTGCTAATGACGATAAAGAACAAATTGTTGGAGATGATACATTTTCTAAAGCTTTGGCCAAACAACTAAATCTACATTCTCACGATTTAGAATACAACAAAGAACTTCTTGAAGAAAACCCATTTGTAAACAAGCTCGATCCAAATACTCGTGTTTATTCAGCCCAAACTGGCGGCCTAGGCTTTGATCACGTATTAGATGTGTTGAAAGAAAATTTAACTACTGGGCGTTTGAAACCCGAAGAGTTGAAAAACATTAGCATAGAGCAGGCAGTACGCAAGACTGCTGACTATGATTTAGCATTAGCTAAGAAGATGCAAGAAGCTCAAGCTAAAAAGCTTGATGAAATGACTTTGCATAAAGAGTATCCCAATGGAATGAAGTGGGTGCAGTTAGATCAACCCGGACAATTTGCCGCAGAATCACAAGCCATGGGTCACTCGGTTCGTGGATACGAGCCACCAGAAGGCCATCCTGATTGGATACCAGAATCTGGTGACTCAGGTAGCGACTATTATGGTCACGGTGGATGGGAAGCCATTAAGAGTGGGAAAGCTAAGGTTTACTCATTGGTTGACCCTAAAGGCAATCCACATACTACAATTGAAGTTGCACAATCAAATCCTACTGAAGAACATCTTCATAAACAACCTAGAGAAGTTCAAGACGAATTTAACAGACGTTTTGAAAATTGGATTTATAACATTGATTACAGACCCAGTCCAGAAGAAAAATTGAGCCATGCTCAATATTTATTTGATGATTTAAACATTCCACAAAATCTTGACATTACTCAAATCAAAGGCAAGCAGAATCGTGCTCCTAACGAGCAATACCTCCCTTTTGTTCAAGACTTTGTAAAGTCAGGTAACTGGAGTGATGTGGGTGATCTACATAATACTGGATTGCACGATACAGTAATGACTGGCGCACAAGATATAGGCAAGGCAAGTGGCTTTGATCTTCCAAGATTTATGCCAACAGAAGATTATGAAACCGTAATGCCTTTGATTCACAAATATAACAATCTCAAGCAAATCCATGGAGAGAACGCGCCAATTGACGAAGAATTGAAGTCTTATCTTCCAAAAGATACACAAGCACCAGTTGACTTGGGCACAGTAAGTGGAACGCCTGATGCAACGCCACAGTTCAAGCGTGGTGGAAAGGTTCACATTAGCGACAATCCAGACGCAATGATGATGGAGTTGAGCGACAGGAAGTTTGCGGGTGGTGGAGCTATAGCCAAGATGCTTGAAAGAGCCGCCCCAAAGACTATTAGTGAGATCAGAGCTATTGCTGAACGCATGGCACCACAAGTCACAGGTGAAGTCAGTGGTGTTGCAGGCAAGTCTAACAAGCAATTTATGCGTGAGAAGTCTTTGCCTGTAGACATTCGAGTCGATACACCCATGCCTGACCCTGAGATGGTTGACCTAGCCAAGCATAAGGGCAAGGTAATGATTGGGATCAAAGGTGATCCTACTGTTACTAACCAGACCTTACACAAAGTGGGTGACATCGAGTTGGAGTCTCCATCACCACAGCATGGCGGCCCATTGTATGGACAAGGTAAAGATGTCTTCTGGGCATCTGGACTTGGCCCTGCACAAGGCGTACAGAACTTAGCCAAAGAAGCTTCGCAGGCATATAACGCCCCAGTATTGGGTAACTATGTCATGATGGGGCCAAATAGCTACTACTATGCCCAACACCTTGCTGATGCCAATTTGAATGCTATTGCAAAGTCTGGCATGACTCCTGAGCAGATAGAAAAGCTCAATGAATTGATTCGTAAGGGTGGCCCGTTGTCTAAAGGCCCAAGACCAAACTTTGAGACTGTTGAAGACATTGGCAATGCTTATATGCAGATGCAGATGGATCCCAAGCTTAGAAAGCACTTCAATCAGTTAATGATGAAGCCTACTTTAAGCGAAGAGATTGGCATACCTAGAGGCCAAGACATTGCCCATGCAATCACTGAGCCTAGCTTACGCAATCTAGAGATAGGCGTAACTGGCAAGTCAATTGGTGAGATGAGGCCAGATCAGCCATTGGATTACTCTAGCCATCCCACTTATTCGCATGACATCCCCGGTTCTTTCTTGGGAACCTCGCCATATCCTGTTCCTTATGAGTTGTCTTTCCCTGACACAGTTAAGGCAGTAAGGGCAAACCCAAAGCAATCGCCACAAGAGTTTGGATCATTTGGCATGGTTGGCCCTAGACAGCCTATTGATCAACAACTGATTGACGAAATTGGCGAATATCAAAAACAGATGAAAGCTCTGACTGGCAAGAAAAAGGGCGGCAAAGTTAAGGTAACAAAGAATTCTGACGCAATGCAAATGGAATTGCAAAATAAAGCATTCAAAAGGAAATAATTATGGCTACTCAAATGCCCGTACCACAAGATTACAACCGATTCATTCAAGGCATATCAGAGCCTGATGAAGATGGAAGTGTGGCCGTTGACATCAATGATGAAGACTTAGACGTTGAAGAGCAGGCTGATGGTTCGGCCGTTGTTAACCTAGAAAACTATTCATCTCCTGATGAGGACGAAGACTTTTACCAGAACTTGGCAGAGGTGTTTGACCCTTATGACTTGAACAAGATAGCCATGCATTACATGGACTTGATTGACAATGACAAGAAGAGCCGCGAGGAGCGCGATAAACAGTACGAGGAGGGCTTACGCCGGACTGGTATGGGTAAGGATGCACCCGGAGGCGCAAACTTCCTAGGAGCCTCTAAAGTCGTTCACCCTATCATGGCAGAAGCTTGCGTAGACTTTGCGTCTAGAGCCATTAAAGAGCTTTTCCCACCAGATGGCCCAACCCGCACAAAGATTATTGGCGAAGTCAATGACGAAAAAGTCAAAGTAGCAGAGCGTAAGCGTGACTACATGAACTGGCAGTTGACTGAGCAGATTGAAGAGTTCAGGGACGAACAAGAGCAGTTACTGACCCAACTTCCTCTTGGTGGCTCACAGTACCTCAAAATGTGGTATGACGAAGACAAAAAACGTCCCTGTACTGAATTTGTACCTATTGACAATATCTACTTGCCTTACGCCTGCGCCAACTTCTATACCGCACAACGGGTAACAGAAGTTAACACTATCACATCATGGGAGTTCGAGCGCAGGGTAAAGGCAGGACTTTATCGTGACATCGACTTGATTCGCGCCTCGCAAACACCTGAAGAGACTTACTCGGAGAAGGCTAACGCCAAGATTGAGGGTAAGAAATGGGAAAACAATGATGATGGAGTCAGGAACGTCTACCACATCTATACATGGCTAGACATTGACGAGGACAAGCGCACTAAGGGCGAGAATGCTCCTTACATCTTGATGGTGGATGAGTTAGACCAAAAGGTCGTTGGCCTCTACAGGAACTGGGAAGAGGGCGATGAGACAATGACAAAGCTCGATTACCTGATCGAGTTTAAGTTTATCCCTTGGAGGGGTGCTTACGCTATTGGAATGCCTCACCTTATTGGTGGACTGAGTGCCGCTTTGACGGGTGCTTTACGTGCTCTATTGGACTCTGCCCACATTAATAACTCTGCAACCATGCTCAAGATCAAGGGCGCAAGGATGTCAGGGCAGACACAGCAAGTTGAGGTCACTCAGGTGGCTGAGATCGAGGGCGCACCGGGCGTAGATGACGTACGTAAGATTGCTATGCCCATGCCATTCAATCCTCCAAGCGCAGTGCTTATGGAGCTATTGGGTTGGCTAACGGAAGCCGCCAAAGGCGTTGTATCTACCTCTGAAGAGAAGATTGCAGACGCTACCAACAATATGCCTGTGGGTACTGCCCAAGCCTTGATTGAGCAGGGCGCTCATGTTTACTCAGCAATTCACGCTAGGTTGCATGAATCCCAAGGGCGTGTGCTCAAAGTCTTGGCCAGATTGAACCGTTGGTATCTTGACGAGCAGAGAAAAGGCGAAGTTGTTGCTGATTTAGACATCCACAGGGATGATTTCAAGCGCAATACAGACGTTATTCCTGTTTCTGACCCACATATCTTCTCTGAAACGCAGAGAATGGCTCAAACTCAGGCTGTAATGGCCTTGATGGGACAGTTTCCAGACCAATTCAAGACTAAAAAGGTACTAGAACGCTTCTTAAAGCAGATGAAAGTGCCCCAGATCAATGAATTGATGATCATGGAGCCTGAAGACAAGATGATTGATGCCTCGCAAGAGAACATCATGATGATGGGTGGAGAGCCTGCCAAGGCTTATGACGAGCAAGATCACCTAGCGCACATCCAAACCCACATTGATTTCTACCAAGATCCTGTCTTTGGTGGCAATAATCCATTAGTCATGCCTCAATTGCTACAGCCTATGGTTGAGCACGTGCAAGATCACTTGGGCAAATGGTATCAGCATCGCATGAATGAGTATGTTAACGGTGCATTGAAGCATAAACACATGGATTATGACGATGAGAAGGTGACACATGGCATTGACAAGCTCTATGCACTAGCCGCTCAACACGTGAAACAAGACTCCCAGTTGACTTTCCAATACGTCATGCCTATCTTCCAACAGATGATGCAACAAGTACAGCAGTTGAAACAACAGGCAGTACCGCCAGATCCAGAAGCTCAAGCTTTGATCCAAACCTCTATGGCTGAGACTCAGCGTAGGGCACAGAGAGACAAGATGGATATGACATTGTCTCAGGCTAAGTTGCAGGCTGACCAAGCATTGCAATCTGCAAAACTCAAGGCTGACGAGGACAAGTTCGCCGCAGAGACAGAAATGGGTGTTGCCATGAATACTGAGAACAATCTTACTAAAGAACGTATTGAATCTGCAAAGTTATCCCATGACGGGGATAAATTGCAACATGAGCAGGCAAAAACTGCATTGGAGCTACAAGACCGTGCCCAATCTTACTTAGGAGGACAAAATGTCTAGTGATAACGAGCAAAAGTCTGTGGACGTTCCACAGCACAAACGTATTGCCCAAGGCGAAAAGCTTGACGGCACATCTTATCAACCCAAAGGTGGATCAAAAACCCCATCTAAACCACAAGGAGGACTCGCACAAGCTAAGAAAAATAAATGATTTCAACTTCACAGATCATCACTGTCATTAAGGCGCGACAAGCTGAAATAGCTTTCTCCTTGGGGTGTGGAAACGCTTCGTCATGGGAATCGTACCAAAGGACAGTTGGTGTTTATCTTGGTCTCCAAGAGGTCTTGGATACTATTAACAATTTGTTACAACAAGAACAGGATAGAGAAAATGAGCGATAGCACGGTAGCTTTTAACGAAGCTGAGATAAATTGGGCATTTCCAGTTGTAAATCCCGGAGCAGAGCCATTAGGTGGAAGAATTTTAGTTCAGTTAAAGCGTACTAAGAAGAAAACTACAGGTTCAGGGATTATTCTTTTGGAAGAAACAAAAGAGACTGAGAAGTGGCAAAACATGGTAGCCAAAGTCCTGATGATCGGGCCATTGGCGTTTAAAAACCGAGACACTATGAATCCATGGCCAGAAGGCTCATGGTGTGCAGTAGGTGACTACATCCGAGTCCCCAAATGGGGCGGTGATCGATGGGAAGTAGCAGTTCCCGGTGAGGACATTCATGAAGACAAAGCTCTTTTTATGATCCTCAACGACCATGAAGTAATTGCCAAAGTAATCGGTGATCCCTTAGCCATGAGAGCCTATATATGACAACTGAAACTAAAGAACCAGAATTCACAGTCAAGGAAGAGACCGATGGGTCTGCCGTGATTGATGTACCCGAGGGTATGATCCCCGAGGATGATGCCGAAGATAGTCCAAAAGACATATCTAATGTCCCAGAAGATGGTGGAGATGACCATCCTGATGACACACAAGCCATCCGTGAGGCTAGACGCAACAAACGCAAATACAAGAAGGAAATAGCCAAGGCTACAACTTCTGAGAAGGAAGCCCAACTTAATCTGCTCCGAAAGCAAAACGAACAGTTAATGGAGCGTCTGGCTGTTGTTGAGCGTAAGACTCACAGTGCTGATCTTGCCCGTATTGACAAGGCCGTAGAAGACCAAGAGTTGCGCCTGCAGTATGCCAAGATGAAGATGTCAGAGGCTATGTCTTCCCAAGACGGCGAGGCTTTCAATAAGGCTCAAGAGTTAAGGGACGAAGCGATGATGGCGATCCGTGACCTAAAAGGTTACAAAGAAGCCGCTATCAAGCCTCAGCAAAACAATAGTTTGCCCGATCCACGAGTACAGCGCAATGCCGCTAACTGGATGGAAAGGAACGAATGGTACGACCCAAATGGCCACGATACTGACAGCCGTATAGCAAAAGTTATTGATGAAGACCTAGTTAAAGAAGGTTGGAATCCTGCTGATCCAGATTATTGGTCGGAATTGGACAAACGCTTGTCAAAGCGCGTTAACCATAGGTACAATGACACTATGGACGCAAATCCATCTGCAAGGAGACCTAGGAGTGTTGTGGGAGGAACTGGACGCGAAACCGTCAACGGTTCTACTAACAGGGCGCAATTCATACTTGAACCAGAACAGGTAAGGGCTATGAAGGACGCAGGAATGTGGGATGACCCTGTTAAAAAGGCCAAGATGATACAGCGATATATCAAAGAATCACGCAACAAACAATAAAGGATCTAGCAAATGGAATCACGTCTAAAAAAATCTTTGAATGCAGGCGGTAGAGAGAATCGGTCAACTGAAGATCACTCCCGACTGGCACCAGAAGAAAAGTTCACTAGTTCGCATGAACGTAAAAAAATGTGGAGCGAAGAGTGGACGCAAAGTGCTTTACCCAAAGCCCCATCCATTCCCGGATGGCACGTATGTTGGTTGTCATCTACTAACAGTTACGACAGCATTGATAAGCGTATGCGATTAGGATATGTTCCGGTTAAATCGGAAGAAGTATCTGGATTCGAGGGTTACAAAGTCAAGGCCGGAGAACACGTTGGTTATGTAGCTTGTAATGAAATGCTCTTGTTTAAGATCCCTATGGATATGTACCAAGAGGTTATGTTGCATATGCACCACGACTTGCCCAATGAAGAAGCTGACAAGATCAGAGTCCAAGTTGAGCAACTCCAAGGAACTCAAGATAGTTCTGGACGTGGGTTGGCTGACATCGAAGGTGATGGGTTGAGACAGTTAAGCAAAAATAATGTGCCTAATCCCGTCTTTTACGGGTAAGGTTTATTTAACAAAAGGAGTAGTTTATGTCAGCATCGAATGCTCCCTTTGGCTTACGCCCTGCGTTTCACCCTTCTGGTCTGGATCGTGCTCAAGCGTTAGCTAATGGGATTCAATCTGGTTTGTCCGTCAGTATTCTGAAAGGCCAACCTGTTTCTTATGTGACCGCCGCAGTTTTGACTGCTACTGGTTTGTCTGGAATCTCTAACGGCACAATCGTACCTTCAGCTACACCCGGCAATAGCGCCGCATCCTCTGGCTACCAAGTCGCAGGTGCGTTCGCAGGCGTTGAGTGGACTGATTCTACTGGTCGCCGCCGTGTGTCCAACTATTGGCCTGCAAACACAACATTCATCACTGGATCTTGTATTGCTTATTTCTATAACGACCAAAACATCGTTTATGAAATCCAAGCCGATGGTTCTCTAGCTCAAACCTCTATTGGTGGCGAGTATAACTTCAGCGCAATTACTGGTGGTTCAACAACTACTGGTTTGTCTCAGTGTACATTGGCTTCAGCATCTGCTCAGTCCAATGCCGCTCAAGGCCAAATGCGCGTTGTTGATCTTGCACCTTTGGTGGACAACGCTTGGGGTGATGCATACACGGTTGTCCGTGTGCAATTACCATATGTTCAATTTGTTGCGGCAACTACTGCTGTCGTATAAGGAGTAAATTATGGCCGCACCAATGCGAAGTACGGACTTTAGAAGTATTGTTGAACCAATTCTCAACGAATGCTTTGATGGAGTCTATGACCTACGTGAAGACGAGTGGTCACGTGTTTTCCGTGAAGAAGACGGTATTCCACGTAACTACCATGAAGAGCCTGTCCTATATGGATTTGGAGCCGCTCCCCAGTTGCCTGACGGTACACCTGTCAGCTACCAACAGGGTGGAGTTCTCTTCCTACAACGCTATATTTATCAAGTCTTTGGTTTAGCCTTTGCCTTGACAAAAGTGTTGGTGGAAGATGGCGATCACATCCGTATCGGTCAAGTGTATGCTCGTCACCTAGCACAATCATTGATTGAAACTAAAGAAACTCTCTGTGCAAACATTTTGAACAGAGCCTTCAATAGTTCCTATCTTGGTGGTGATGGCGTGTCGTTGATTAACACTGCTCACCCAATCGTGAACGGTACATTCTCTAACCAATTGTCTTCAGCCGCAGTTTTGAGCCAAACATCTCTTGAACAGATGTTGATTCAAATCCGTCAATCTGTGGACAACAATGGTAAGAAAATCCGTTTGGTTCCCCGTCAGTTGGTTGTTGCCCCCGGTAACATCTTCCAAGCTGAAGTTTTGTTGAAATCAGTTCTCCGTACTGGTACAGCAAACAATGACTTGAATCCTATCAAGTCAATCGGGTTGCTAGACGAGGGTGCCGCCGTATTGTCACGCTTGACTTCTGCCACTGCATGGTGGGTTCAGACTGATGCGCCAGAGGGCATGAAGCTCATGATGCGTAGACGTTTGGAGAAAACCATGGAAGGTGATTTCGAGACTGATTCAATGCGTTATAAAGCAACTGAGCGTTACATTCCTAACTGGACTGATCCACGCGCGTTGTTTGGTACAGCAGGCGTTTAATGCCAAAGTGGGGAGGGGCAAAACCTCTCCCCTTTTTTTTAATTGATCAACTTTTCATGGAGTAAAGATCATGCCCCAATTTTCAGATGACCTATTTCTAGGCAATGCACCTGCGTACGTTGGCACAAACGCCAACAGCGCCTTTCAGAATCCTTCCCCAATGTCAGTTGGCTTTGGCCCAATGGGACGTGTGTATCTATATGATACAACTCCTGCTGTTGCCACTACTGCCGCTGTATTGGCCGCCAAGACACCTACAACTGCAACCACTTATAGTGGTACTGCACTTGCCACTGCTTCTGCTACTGCAGGAACAACTACTGTTATTCGTTCAGATGGTACTTCTGTTATTCAGTTTGACTATCCACGTGCAGTATCTGTAACCACAGCATCAGGATCACCCACCAATTCAGTTATAACTATCACTGGTTATGACTATTACGGCCAATCAATGACTGAAATCATTCAGTCTGGTACTGTTGCATCAACAACTACCAGTGGTCGCAAGGCTTTCTTCCAAGTTTATTCAGTTGCTTATTCAGCCGCAACCACTGTTGCAGTGTCTGTTGATACAACAAATATCCTCGGTTTGCCTGCTCGTATGAGCGATGCTAGTTATATCCTTTCTAACAAGTTTACTGGATCACTTGCATTTGATTCAGGTACTTACTTGAGTGGCTATTACAGCAACACCACTAACTACAATACTCAATCAATTACTAACTTCACATCAGCTACGCCCGGCGTTATCACCGTGGCCTATGCTCCTGAGAGTGGTACTTTGATTCAGTTGACTGGTGCTTTGGGTACTTTGACCGGAGTTTCATTGAACACTACTTACTGGTGGACAAAGATTAACGGTACAACTGGTAAATTGTCTACAACTCAAGCCAACTACTTGGCAGGTACTTATGTTGCTACTAGCGGCACAACAATTACCTCTGGTATGAGCTTGGTTCCCCAGTTTACTTCTACCTCAGTAACACCTGATGTGCGCGGCACTTATGCACCCGGCGGCACTCTGAACGGTCTAGCCCGTTTGGTACTTGAGTTAGGTTTGACTGCAATTCAGGTTGGCCCTAACGCTACAGCAACTGGTTTGCTTGGCATCACCCAAGCTTAAAGGAGAATAATTCATGGCAAAAGCAATGAAGGGTGCAACTGGATTCGTCCAAATGCCCAAAATGATGACTGACGAGCCTTCAGTTATTCTGAAGCTCAAAAAAGGCGGTCATGTTTCCAAAAAGCATGAAAGCAAGGAAGAGCACGGCCACAAGTCAATGGAACACCACGCTATGGGTGGAATGAGCGGAATGCCTATGGCACGTCCTATGGGCATGGCTCCTGCAATGGCAGGTGCGGCTCCTATGCGTCCTAGCATGGCTATGCGCCGCAAGGCAATGGCTACTCCTTTGATGAAAAAAGGTGGCAAGGCTCACAAGGCTGTCGGCGGTGAGATCGAAACTCGTAAAGAGCAAGAAGCTGAAGACAAACGCTTTGAGAAGATTGAAAAAGAGTTGCGTCATCACGAGCATATGCCTGCTCACTTAGCCCACAAAGGTATGGCCGCAGGTGGTTCTGCTTCTGAGCGCATGAAGAATCTTGCTAAAGCCAGAGCTTGCCTTGAGAAACACAAAGAAGGTGGCGGTGCTCATCATCTAGATAAAGCCATGGAGCATTTGGAAAAATGCAAAACTGGTGGATCTAAACATCATTATGCCAAGGGTGGCAAGGTTGACGGCGGGAAGGAAATGGATAGTTTTGAAACAAAAAATACCATTGAAAACAACCAAAAGCCTTTTGTCAAAACCAAGGTTGTTGGTGCAGGTCGTGATACAGCACACGGTACTGGTGAAATCAAAGAGGGCAATGCAGGTGGTTTTAAGCATGGTGGTAAGGTTCACCATAAATCTGGCCATCCTGAAGGCTCTATTGAGCACCACAAGCACATGGCTAAACACCATGCCAAAATGCACAAAGAAGGTGGTTCTGCTCATCACAAAAAGATGATGGAGCACCATAAAGCTATGTGTTCAGGCGGCAAGTACGCTAGTGGCGGTGCAATTGGTTCACGTATTCCTAGTGAGACCAACGAGAGCGAAACACGTGGCAAGTCAGTCATGGGTGGAACTATCGAGGGTAATGAGCACTACTACGAGAACACTGATTTGCACACTGCAATGCCTGATAGAAAAGCTCGCGGTACAGGCCAAGTTGATATGGCCAATGACGGCGGTTTCAAGCACGGTGGCAAGGCTAAGAAGCACCACTATGCTAAAGGCGGCATGGTTGATCTAGAGGGCACCATTGAAGGCAATGAAGGTCACTTCACCAACTACAATGTTGATACTACACCCAAGGGCAAATCACACACCAAAACTGGTGAGGTGAAAGAAGCTAATGCAGGTGGATTCAAGCGAGGTGGCCACGCAAAAAAGCACTTCGCCACGGGGGGCTCTGTTAACAAACAGGGTTCTGCCGTGGTAATGCCCCAAGCTAACAAACCTCCTTCAAGAGCTACTCGGATCAATGAGTTGTCGGGTGTGTTCAAGAAGGGTGGCCACGTAAAAAAGTTTGATGGTGGTGGCTCTACCACTGACGAATCTCATGGAGGCTATGACTCTGTTGCAAAACAAGACAAGGCCGACAATATAGCAATGCGTGACATGATGTTGAAGCCGCTAACAAGTGGATACAACATGGTCAAGAATGCTTTGGGATTTGGAGCGCCTCCATCAGGTAGCGTGACTAAAACTGTAAAATCAACTACAGTTGTACCACCTAAAAAGCGTGGTGGCAGTATCAAAAAGTAAGAAAAGTGGGGGCTACGGCTCCCACTTCATGATTTATAGGTGGAATAATGTCTGAATTATCAGTTTACACTGGCCCAACGTCAAATACTGACAATCAATTACGTCTTCAGCAGGCACAAAGGTCTGGAGCCTATGATGCTGTAGACAAAATGCGTGTATCTACGCCCCAATCCTTGATTGATACCGACTTTGAGTATGGCCAACAGCCTACCAAGTGGGAGCAAATTTCTCTAGAAAACAATCGTCAATCATTGTATTATTTGCCCTCTGCGGCATTGCCAGTGTCTGCTATTACAGGCAATCAAGCTAATACATATCAGCTAGTCATTACGTTTGCATCAAATGTGACTGTTGCAACTGGTACGCCTTTCTTTATTGAGGACACAATTGATCCTAATGCTCAAGGTTGGGCATATGTAGTCGCAGGTGTTAGCGCAGGTACATCTATTACCGTTCAAGTTGCCAATCCAGTTACTACTGTCAACAACTATTCTGCGGCTACTACCTATTGCTATCAAGGCTACACGTATTCAAATTGCGCTTTTGCCTTGACTGGCACGACTGCATTTACATTTTCTGGTTCTACAGTAACTTGTACAACTTCATTCCCACATGGTTTGTCAGCAGGTTCTTCCATTTACATCACTGGAACAACAGGACCATCGACTGCAACACAGATCAATGGCGCACAAACTGTAGCAACAACACCTTCAGCAACAACCTTCACGTTTACAAACGTGAATGGAACACCATCTACGACTATTGCTAACACGGCAGGTCAATCTAATCTTTATGCCCGTCCAGTGGGTTGGGTGGATTGCCATGCTTATGATGGCTCTGTAAACTTTACTGCGGGTGCAGGCGTTCCTAATCAGCAACTGTTCAGACAGACAAGACGTTATTTCCGATACCAGTCTGGTAAAGGTATTCAGTTCTCTACTGGTACTATTTTAAAACCACAGATTGCGTTTACTTCATTAACTTCATCTGGAACAACAGTAACTGTTACAAGTAAGACTCCTCATAATTTTACTATTAACACTTATGTGCAAGTTAATGGATTTGATCAGTCTGCCTACAATGGTATTTTTAGAATTACCAGTGTACCTACAGCGTTGACATTTACTTATACCGCATTGTCAACTCCAACAGCGGCTACAGCCACATCTACTGTACCTTCAATTCCTCACGTTAGCCCATATTCTTGGTATGGATCAAGCAACAAGATTGGATTCTTTGATAGCCAAAACGGTATCTTCTTCCAATTTGATGGCCAAACACTATATTGCGTATTGCGTAATAGCGTTAAC